CTATTCGGAGTCAAGACCGAAGGCCAATTGGGTGGACGCAACGAATTGGTTGAGGCCTACGAGTTATTCAAGGCGACCTACGTCAACGACCGGGTTCGCAAAGTGGAGCGGATGATTAACTACCTCGGCTCGTTCAACGGAGTCGAAGGGATGGAACTGATACCTGTGGAACCCATCACAGAGCGACTAAGCGAACAGGCTCTCTTGCAGATAATGACCCAAGACGAACTGCGTGAGAAAGCAGGTCTGCAGCCCTTGGAGAAACCTGCCGATGTGGTTGGACCTAACCCCCAACCCGATGAGCAACCGCAAGCCGTGGAAGCCTTGCAGAGCAATGACAACATCAAGAAACTATCGGGCCGTGAGTACCAAAACCTGATGCGAATCGTGCGTCAGTATATGCAGGACAAAATCACCTTGGAGATGGCTCGGACCATGTTGTCAGCAGGTTTCGGTTTGTCTGCCCAAGAGATTGACACGATGCTCGGAGTGCAGTCCCAAGAGTTCAGCGAACCCGATGACGACGAGGACTACGGATGGGGCGAGGAAGAGTTCAAGGTCTTGGAAGTGGTTGCAAGCAAGTTCGGTTGTCATGCAGACGATTACCATGTGATGCACTCCAAGCCGATGCGTTTTGACACAAACATTGACGAAAACATCCGCTTGGCCTTTGCCGAACTGGGCGAAGAAGAGAAAGAGTTGGACCTTAAGATTGAGGCGTATCGCAAGAAAAACCGGGATGCATCGGTTGAAGAAATGGCAAAGGAGTTCGGAGTCAGCAAGGCCAAGGTCGCCAAGCGAGTCGCCTACCTAATCACAAAGGACCGCTACCCAATCAGCCGGGCCGTGGACAAGATTGCCGAGCAGAACCTACCCAAGAATGTCAAGGAAGTTGCCGAGCCAGTCTTGGAAGTCCGCTACAAGTACGCATGGGCGACAGGGTTCAGCAACAAAGACAAAGGCTCCAGCCGTGAGTTCTGCAAGGTGATGCTTGACTTAGCCGGGCAGGGCAAGGTCTACACGAGGGAGGACATCGACGGGATTTCTGCAATCATGGGGTATTCCGTTTGGAATCGCAGAGGCGGTTGGTATCACACGCCCAGCGGAGTGAACAGGCCACAATGCAGGCACGTATGGGAGCAGCAGTTGGTAATCCGTAAAGGCAATAAAATTACGAAGGCATGAAGGCACTATTCATAAGCGAAGAAACGCTACTGGACAATAGCATCATTAACGAGAACGTCAGTTACACCCAAATCCGTCCAACGGTTGTCAAGGTGCAGGAGATGCGGATTCAGCCCATCGTTGGCTCTCCATTGTATGGGGAATTGGTTACGCAGGTCGTCAGCGGTTCAACCTCTGCCCTGAACCAAACGCTGCTGGAGGATTACATCCAACCTGCGATGATTCAATGGCTTTACTACGAGTTGCCCATGGTCCTTGCGTTTAAGTACATGAACAAGGGCATGGTCCGTAGAACGAGCGAAGAGTCCTCCCAAATGAGCATGGAAGAGATCACAAGGCTGACCGACAAAGTGAAGAACGATGCCGAGTGGTACTCCGAACGGATTACACGCTACCTGATGGAGAACCGCAATTCATACCCCTTGTGGAACTCGCCTCCGTCTGCATTGGATACCATCTACCCGAACGCAACCAACTATCGCACCGGGATGGTCTTGGACCGCAACAGGAGGATGGGAATCAGCAACCTTGACTACCCCTATCCCTACGGACCGCTTGCTGGTTGTAATGATTGCTAACGATGGGAGCGCACAAAAAGAACATACTGAAACTGCAGACTTATGTCATGGATAAAAATCAAGCAAGCCCTGCTGGACCTTGCAAATGCTCATCCACAGGTCAACTCCTTCGGGACGGGCGACCCGCTTGCGGTAGGCACGGACAACACCATCAACCTGCGAACCCCAAGCCGTGAGCGCATCGTCTATCCGCTCGTTTTTGCGGACGTGCAGTCTGCAAGTACTGACGCTGGGACTTTGGACTTGGTGGTTGGGGTTTACTTTTCTGACCGTGTTGAGTCCATCAAGCCGATGGGCGGAGTGGTTTCGGGCAGCCCTACGTTGGGTTGGCAGGACAACGAAGACGAGGTCCTAAGCGACCAGTTGCAGATAGCACAGGACTTCATTTCAAGCCTTACAAACGACCCAAACGAGGACTGGACCCTCTCATCCAGCGTGAGCCTTACGAGGTTTGTAGAGAGCCGGGATGACCGCACGGCAGGATGGCAGGCGACGATGACCTTTGAAATCCCTTACGGCCATTCGGTTTGTGAAATTCCAGTCTAATCTACATTTACAATTAAACGCTAAAAAATGCCTACACCCATATTGCAACAAATGCTCGGACAGGGCGGTACGATGGAGTTTATCAATGGAACCGTTACCGGGAAAAACTACGACTTCCTTGTAGTCAACACCGCTGCGACCTTCACAACTTTAACAGGAACTGGAAGTGAAAACCTGCTAACCGCTTACAACTTTTCGGGGGCTTCTATTTCCGCTGGCATCGTAATCAGCGGTCGCAACGGAGGCAAGATTACGGCCGTCACTCCAAGCGTTGGTTCGGTCATCGGTTTTACATTCCTGTAAGCAATGCTGATAGGTTACGGCTACGGCTACCCCACAAACCAACTGCTTGGCGGTGGCAATCCGTTTTGGCTTGCCTTCAACCAACGTGCAGACGCTGACGGGGCTTTGCCTGCCGAGGCTGCGGTCAATGGATGCCTCCAAACCCGATTCCTCAACTCCTTCCAATCATACGCTTTCTTCGTCTTTTATTCCAACTCTTGGCAGCCGTTTATGCAACGGGCGAATACCGACTCGGCTGACGCTGCGGAGGTTCGCTTCATCAACTGCCTCGAAGTTCGAATGTATAATCTTTTAAACGCATAGCAGATGCCTGCAAGCCCATCGCTCCTTATCGTCCCTGCTCGCTTTAAGACGGGGAAACTTTACACCCAAATCGCTACGACTTCGGCTGGGGTTGTTCTCGGTTCATCGGGGGACTTTAACTTTACCCGTGCAACTACTGCGACCCGATTCAATTCGGCTGGCTTGATTGAGTTGGTGGCTTCGGGTGTGCCTCGCTTGGATTACTATACCAGCGGTGGAACGGCTGGCTGCCCTGCGTTGTTGGTGGAGGCGAGTGGGACCAACGGAATCCTTAACTCGCAGGATACTACAACAAGTTGGGTTTTGGGTGCAAACCTGTCAAGCGGTTATACTGACGTAATTGGTGTGAGCGGTAACAACTTGACCGTGGCGGTTAGTGGTTCGAGCATTGGCTCAGATGCTGGTGTTTTGCGCAGGACTTCCAATAACGTAGCCCTCGCAAGTGGCAGCACCTATACGCTTTCATTTTTCTTAAAGAAAACAGGAGCGCACACGATTGGCGGTTATTATGCAGTTATAACTGGCGCAGGAGGAGGCAACCTTGGTGGGGGATTTAATGTCAGTGGTTCTTTTAGCAGCGGTCAAATTTATAATACCGCAGGCACAACAAACCGAATACGCAGGGTTGAACAATGGGGAACGGACGTTTATCGCTGCTCCGAAACCTTTACGATGACTGCAAGTGGAACGCTGACTCAATTAGGATTAGGACCAACTACTGCAGTAAACAATCCATTGCATCCAGCAGTCGGTCTTGGCATTGCCTTCGCTGCCCCACAAATCGAACTCGGTTCGGTTCCTACCACGTTCATCCCCACAACTACCACAAGCGCAACACGCAACGCAGAGGTGATTAACCTATCAGGAGCAGTCAGCGGATGCATCGGGCAAACCGAGGGGACGATTTATTTGCAAACAGATGCACTTGTTAGCGGGGCAAGTGATTTATTTTGCTTTGCAAGGGCTACAACGAATACTGTATCGATAAGCAAAAATTCTACCAATATAATTCAAGCCACCGTATACACATCTGGCCCATCGCCGGCTTTATTTATAGCAGCATCAGGCACCGTGTCAGGAAATCTGAAAATAGCGGTTGCATACAAGACTGGCGAAAGCGCTTTGTATATCAATGGGGTTCAAATTGGGACGAGTTCAACTGCATTCTCTTTTGCTGCTGCATTAACTGAGATTAACATAAACTTGACTGGATTTTTTGAGGGGAGAGGCAACCAAAGGATTAGTGCTTTATCCCTCTACACCACTCGCTTAAGCAACGCAGAACTCGCTGCCCTAACAACCCTCTAACGATGGCTACCTTCCGAAAATACGCATTCCCCAAGCAATCCGACGCTGACAAGGTGCTGGCTCTCTGCACAGGCACGACCGCTGCGTTTGACCTCGGAGTCTTGGATGGCCTTGTGTGCTACGACATCCTTTGGGAAGGCGACGCACCTGAAGATGCGATTCAGTACGAAACTTGGCCCGAACCAGTCGGAATCCACACTTTCGCAGGATGGGACGAGCAGTACACCGAGGACTACAACGAACACAAATCTTTATGAAACTCTTTCGCAAACGCAACCTTGAAACCCCTAAACTCCCAATAATGAAATCAGCCGTCATCGCTTTACTTCGCCACCTGTTAACCTTCATCGGTGGAACCCTCGTCGCCAAAGGCTTGTTAGACACCGAAACTTTGCAAGAGATTATTGGTGCATTAATCACGTTGCTTTCGGTTGGTTGGATGACAATCGATAAAGTAAAGGTCAAGAAGTGAACTTGATAGAAACCACCATCGTCGGGAGCGTTGCAGCAATCGTCGGTGGAGCGGTCGCTTGGTTCACCAAGGGCCGTGTTGAATCGGACTCCCTGCAAGTTCGTCAAGCACAGGCCGTCTTGGCTATGTGGCAGGCTACCAGCGAGTCACAAAACAAGGAATTAACACAACTCCGTAATGAGGTCGTAAGTTTGCGTCAGCGGTTAGAGGAAATGGAACACACCATCCACTCCCTCCAAGCCGAGAATGCCAAACTTAAAACCCTCGTATGAAAGTAACCAAGCATTCCAAAAACGTCCACGCCATCGAGTGCGGACGGACCCAAGAGTTTCTTCTGCTCTCTGACTTGCATTGGGACAACCCCAAGTGCGACAGGGCCTTGTTAACCAACCACCTCGAAGAAGCCAAGCGCAGGGGTGCGAAAGTCCTCGTAAATGGGGACTTTTTTTGTTTAATGCAAGGCAAGGGCGACCCTCGCAGGAGCAAGGACGACATCCGACCCGAACACAACAACGGGCGTTACTTGGATTCCATCGTTGACACGGCCGTCGAATGGTTCCGACCCTATGCGGACCTCCTGCTGGTCCTTGGCTACGGGAACCACGAAACCTCCATCATTCAGCACCAAGAAACGGACATACTCCTTCGCTTTGCCACAATCCTCAACCACAACTGCAAGACCGACGTTCAAGTCGGGGGCTATGGTGGGGTTCTTGATTTCAAGATGATTTACGACCCGGACCATCGCTGCAACTTCATTATGCACTACTATCACGGCTCCGGGGGCGGTGGACCTGTAACGAAGGGAGTCATCCAAGACCAACGCATCCTTGCAAGCATTGAAGGCTACGACTGCACTTGGCAGGGCCACGTTCACGAACTATACTATCACCAAAACATCGTCAACCGCTATGTTCGTACTACTCACCAAATCTTGCAGAAACCTGTTCACCAAGTCCGCACGGCAACGTACAAAGAAGAATGGGCCGACGGGTACATGGGCTTTCACGTTGAGCGTGGAAGAGGCCCGAAGCCTTTGGGCGGATATTGGATGACCCTCGAAGCAGGACGCTTTGTAGGCAAGGACCGCAGAGGTCCCGAATTACAGGTCTTTGCTTCCTTCGCCCCCTGCGACAGGTTCTACACCGCTGGCAGTTAGGTATAGGTAGCCGTATTCCTTTTCAGCATTAAACTGGGGACAGGCTTTCGTAACGCCCGGAAAGTCCCTATGTCCGCATATCCTTGCGGTAGGGTACTTCTTGAGCCAATCAAGAAGCACCACGGCAATCGCTTGACGTTGGCCGATAGTTCGGTCATCTTTGTCTTTGCCTCCGATATAACTCACATGAAGGCTCGTAGCGTTGTGGCCTTGAACGCCATTCGTTGCGACACTATCAGGAGCCAAGACCGTTACATTCCCGGTTGAGTCTATAATCTTGTGGTAGCCGACGGACTTCCATCCAAGGGCCTCCTTCCAATGCTTGCGGATGGAGGCGATGGTCGTGTTCTTGGGAGTAGCCGTACAATGGACGACGAGGTGGGTGACGATTCTCATTCTTCGGGGTTTAATGCGTGAAAATAACTAACCTGCACTTCGTCTGCGAGGTTCTGCTGGCTTGCGATGTTGACCTCCTTGGTCCCTGCCCATTGAGCCATAGCCGGGTCGTAGCCCAATAACTCGCAGGCTTTGCGGTATTCAAGCAGCAGGGCGTGGTTGCCTTCAAGGTCTGCGTTGTCAATGGCGATCATCAGCCGTTCCAAGGCGTTTGTCAGGGCCTTGGCAGGTCGTAGAGAGTGGTATTCGGGCATGGGTTAGGTTTGTACAAATGTATGGAAATAGCCCCAAATCGCAATAAAACGGGGGATGAATATTTTTTTTTGCTACGAGGTGGCACAAATAGGGTCGGACTGCATTATCTTTGCTTTACAAACCAACCACAAAACCTCAAAACCATGACACAAGAAATTCAATCCTTCCACGCAGAGCAAGGTGACCA